GTCGAAGATGGCGATCACATCCGCATCGGAAGAATTTATTCCGAGCATCTCGCTCAGTCGATGATCGAGACGAAGGAAACACTGTGTGCGAATATCCTTAACCGGGCATTCAACGGTGCTTTCGTCGGAGGTGATGGTGTAGCTCTCAACGTGACCAACCATCCAATTGCGCCGGGAGGCTCAGCGGGTGGTGTGTTCTCGAACCTGTTAACGACTGCTGCGGCTCTGTCGCAAACGTCACTTGAGCAACAGCTCATTCAGATTCGCAATGCTGTGGACAATAACGGCAAGCGCATCCGATTGCAGCCGCTCAAGATCGTTACGGGTCCGAGTCAGGTCTTCCAGGCTGAAGTCCTCTTGAAGTCTGTCCTGCGTGCAGGAACGGCGAACAATGACATCAACCCGATCCTGTCCATGGGGCTTCTGTCTCAAGGTCAGGCAAACCTGTCGCGTATCACTTCGACAACTGCATGGTGGGTCCAGACGGACGCTCCGCGTGGTTTGCAGTTGATGATGCGTCGCGGGCTTGAAAAGTCGATGGAAGGCGACTTCGAGACCGACTCGATGCGGTACAAGTCCACCGAACGTTACATTCCGGACTGGACTGATCCGCGAGCGGTGTTCGGTACTCCGGGACTCTGAACGAGGGTTCTTCTTTACGTCATGGTGGAGCCCGGAAAATTGGGCTCCACCTTTCCTAGCTTAATCAGGAGTTAGACATGCCTTTGAATATTGAAGTAACACAATTTCCGAATGGTGTCGGTACTGCTAAAGACAACAGCGTACTGAATGCTATTCCTCTTCCTGGTCCTATCGCTGCACTGTCTGTCGAAGACTTCGGTCAAGACACAGGTATTGCAGATTGGACTGATCTTGCAATTGGTGCTGGGGTGGCTGGCGACGTATTCCCTCTCGGTGCTAACGGTGTCCTTCAGCAGGTTTCTGCTGGTGCAGCGACTGATGGAAATAAACTTTCCATACAACTCGCTGGCGTGGATACTTTCGGACTCTCGGTCGGTCAGGAAGCGTGGTTCGGCATTCGTTTCCGAATCAGCGACGCGCTCAATACCATTCTCGTCTTCGGCTTCACTCCGTTCGATGAAACGGTAGCTCCGCTTGATGGTGTCTTCCTTCAATCTGACGATGTTTCGGCTGCACTCAATCTCGTTTCAATTGCTGCCGCTGGAGGAACATCCACCGTTGCTCTCGGCACGCTTGAAGATGACACGTGGTACGAGGCTGCGTTCTACTGGGACGGCATCGACAAGATTTCCGGGCAGTTCAGTGGACCAGACGGTGTTATCGGTGGTGGTGGGACCATCATTCCGGGCGCAAACCTGACGGCTGTCGGGCTGAATCCTGGATTCTTATTCTCCGATGGTGCGGATGCCGCAGCGAAAACGCTGGACGTTGACTGGGTTCTCTTCGGAGGCTCTCGCTAACAGGGAGGGCTCGCCATGAGACCTATTGTTCAAACGCGGCAACTTGCCGCTGCTGTTGCTAATGGCATTGCCCAAGATCAGCAGTTAGTAGCAGCTGGAAATCTGACGCTCGACGGATCACTTGTTGATACGGACGGTGTTGCACAACTAGGCACTCAACGGCAAGTAGCGTTTGAGTCGGCTGGCAACATCGCGACTGTGGTGTTTACGATCACAGGCACGGATGACTCTGGTGCAATAATCAGTGAGGACGTTACTGGCATCAACGCCAGTACGGTGCTTACGACGCTCGACTACGCGACTGTGACGCAGATTGCCGCTGATGCGGCATTCGCTTCGGATGTGGAGGTCGGTACGACCGGTGTCGGAGCATCGCAAATAGTCCCGCTGGATCAGTACATCTCGCCCTTCAACGTGACACTGGGGCTAATTATAAGTGGGACAGTGAATGTCACTGTGCAGTACACGTTCGATGACGTGTTTGGTGATTTTCCGGGACCACACACATGGTTGGATCATCCAGATCTGACCAACGCTGTAGGGACTGGCGAAGGAACATTTATTTCGCCTGTTTCCGCCTGTAGATTGCTAACCAACTCTGGTACTGGTGAAGCGATCCTGAGGATAGCCCAAGCCGGACTCACCTAATGTCTGGCGTCACGAATAGCACGGTGACCCGTGAAAAGGTCACTCAGCTTCCTGTGACTTCGGGAACGGTTATCGGCCCTCCGGGTGGACCGGGATTCGGGGTCGATAACCTTCTTGTCGATGACAATGGCGATCACTTAATTATCGAAGACGCAACTATTTTCGTGCGTCTTATCGAGGACTAGCACATGGCTGATTCAACTATTCCCGGTCTCGTTGCTGTAGCAACTCCTGCACTTACAGACTTGTTCGGTGTGCGGCAGAGCGGAGACACAAGAGACAAAAAACTAACAGCTTCGCAGCTTGCGTCTCTGATCGGCGGAGGGGACGTATTCAAAGTCGGCACGCCAGTCGATAATCAACTTGGTGTATGGACTGGCGATGGCACCATCGAAGGTGATGCTAACCTGACATGGGATGCAGCACGATTAACAATCGGTGCCAGTGGTTTGATCCTGCCTGCCGGATCAGCAGCTGGACCTAGTCAAGTCTTTACTGGAAGTCTTGCAACAGGTTGGTACACCCCGGTCGCAAATGTCATCTCTGCTTCGATTGCCGGTGTACAAAAGTGGTCGATTCAGGTCGATAAGATAAATTCCGCCGGTAGCGGTGGTGGTCTTAACTTCGCTGCGAGTCGAGTTATTCCTGGACTATTTCCTCGTGCTACTGACCTGAATACGGGCATTGGTGGTGATGGCGCAGATGTTCTTACAGCGGTTGCGGGTGGTCTTGAAGGACAACATTGGCGTGAAGCAAATGCCGGTGTTCAGAGTGGATATCTAACATCACCGACAGTGACGGCTTTTGCAACTGGTGGTCAGGGCGGTGCGACAGTCCTGATCAATTCTTACAATGTTGTGACAACTGTCGCAACGACGGGGGATTCCGTAAGGCTGCAAACGAATCATGATCTGGGAACTGTTGTCTACTGCAAGAATGAGGGAGCCAACAGTCTGGATATCTTCCCAGCAAGTGGCGACGATCTAGGTGCAGGGCTTAATACAGCAGTAGCCATTCCCGCAGGTGAATGGAAAGCGTTCATAACGACCGTAGCACAGACCACTTGGACTGAGTTACTTCCGGTTGCTGCTGGTGGTGGTGACGTATTCAAAGTCGGTACTCCTGCCAATGACGAACTCGCTGTATGGACCGGTGACGGCACGCTCGAAGGCAGTGCGAACTTCGACGTTGTGGGTACCCAGTTTAGGAGTGCCACGGGCAATGGTCCCGCGATAGTCGATGAAGCAGCTAGTTCAAGCAATCCTACTCTGATACCCCGACAGGGCGATCTTGATACCGGTGTCACGAATGTCGGTGATGACAGATTGGGTTTAGTTGCTGGCGCTGAGTTGGGAATGCAACTTGTCGCCGCTTCGGGGGGTGTTATTCACGGCTTTGACATAGATGCGGCTATTACGGCATTCGCCGGGGGCGGACAAGGAAGCGCCGTTCAACTTAACCAGAGCTATAACATCGTAACGACTGTTGCGACAACGGGCGATTCAGTAAAACTACCACCCATAAACCATGTGGGCGGACTTGTATACGTCAAGAACAACGGAGCAAATGCTTGTGATGTATTCCCTGCGGCTGGCGATGATCTTGGTCAAGGGACTAACGTAGCACTTTCCGTAGGGGTTGGTGGTGCCGTAACATTTATGCACTCGGTCGCCAATACTACGTGGACTCAGATACAGTTCGAGATCACAGCGACAGCTGTATTCCCGGAGTTCCAGTTCTACGCAGACCAAATGGACAACCCAGTTACTGCAGACTGGGCCGTCAACGCACTGGCTCCGGCATCAGCTGACAACATCAATAGTGGATTAACCATCCGACGCTTTGATGACACCACGGAAGAAGGTATTGGTCTTATCTTTGAACTTCCGTCAGGTGCGACCAGCATAGTTCTTGATTTTGTGTCGAGAGCTATATCGCCAGCAGGAGCAGCCCGTACTGTCGGTCTTGAATTATACGACCGTGGACAGGGAGATAACGTTGCTCTTAGTACCTGGAGTGCGGGACTTCAATTGACAGACATTGATGTGCCGAATAACACCAACTTCCAATTTGACAGTCAGACAATCACATTTGCGACCTTGGGTGTTACGGCAGGAGAGGTTACGCAGTTTGAATTGACACGAGTTAATCCGACTGGAGGCACAGAACTTGTCGGCGATTGGGCTTTACTACTGGTCAAGGTGAGTTTCACGTAATGTCGATTCGATGTAACGACGCTGACGGGAGCACGGCTGATTTTGTCAACAATGCTGCGCTCCGAACTGATCCGATAACGTGTATGCATTGGGTCAACAACTATGCTGATACAGGAAGTACTTTCCTTTCAGTGTGGGAAGGATCTAATCGAGCATGGAGGACATCGGCGGCAACAGGACCGACAGAAATGAGGTGCAGAATTTCAGACACTGGTGCTGACCAAAATAGTGTGAGCAGCAGTACAGCGATTACAAATGGCGACTGGAATCACATGGCGCTCATGTATGACGGGGTAGATTTGGAGTTTTGGCTTAACGGTGTGGAAGATGCATCATCTGCTCAGGATGGGATATTTGCTTCTACTGCGAATTTAGCAATAGGAGGTCAGGAAGCCGGAGGTAATGCATCAGACACTGAGCATTCAGACATCAGAATCTACAGTCGCGTACTCAGTCCGGAGGAGATGGAGACTATCGTCGCAGCAAGAGGACACGACGGCATTGTAGATGGTCTCGTATTTAGATGTATGGGTGGTGAAGGAGCTATCGGTGCACTTGTGAGTGCAGTAAACCCGAAGGATATTGGTCCCCTCGCAATTGCATTTGATGCTGGTTACGGTTCCCCCGTTCCATCATATGTTGATAACGACGGACTCAGTTTTAGGAGGAGAGTGTAATGGCATCGGTTCTCAACAGAACTACCATGGAGTTTCTGCGATCTGCGAATACTCCAGATTTCCCGGTAGCTGACTGGATTATTAATCCTGATCTGTCAGCGGTAACTGGACAGCCTCAGAAATACTGGATCATTGACCCTCCGGGGAGTGACACAGTTCGTTTGGCAACTCCAACGGAACAAACAGCTATCGATGATGCGATTGCTGCTCAGAGGACAGCTGATGACCGGGCTGCTGGCTCTGGTGCTGCGGATGACAGTGGACCTGTTGGCATGCAGAACCGCTCAATCATCGAGGTGTTCAATCAACGAGACAATTTTGTAATCAACCGTCTCGACGAATTACAAGTTGCGATGGATGCGATGAAGACATCGACGGGGGCTGTACAAAACCTGCGCGACGCAATTCCGGCAAGTTTCTTGCCGACCAGTACGCGTCCAAAGAGCGACGCAGTTCAAGCATACAAAGATGAAATCAACTCTGGTGGAGCTGATACATAACAGGAGAAAGAAATGGGTAAGAACGTGGGACTGACATATGTGAAGGACTTCTCGTTTCCCGCAGAGCAGGGCTTCACCGGTTCTGCGGGCGTGCACAAAGTGCGCGGCTACATGCGTGGTGGACGTGTGAAGAAGTGCCCTGTAGGTAAAGGTGGTGCGCACCAGAAAATGCCCGCGAACGTCAAGGCGAAAGGTGGCGTAGTCAAAAAGCAGCTGGGTGGCTACATGGGACCAGAGCGTGAGATCGCTGTCGATGACGTTACGATCAGTGTGCCGAAAATGAAAGGCGGCACCGTGCACGACAAGCTGAAGAAAGAAGGCGGCAAAATGGGCTATGCCTACGGTGGTCAGGTGAAAGACACCTCAGGTGAGTTCAAAGCGAAGCGTGGCAAGCAGGACACCATGGACGACGGTGTGCAGCCTGCACGTCGCGGTCGCACTCAGCAGGAAATCGAGGCTGGCGGCACCAAGCGACTGAAACCTGGACTTAAGAAAGGCGGCAAAGTGCATCGAGTACGTTATGCCGAAGGTGGGGAAGCGAAACTCAAGCGTATGCGTGAGGCACAAGCAGCTAAGAAAAGATACACGGAGGGGGAGCAAGATGATTCAACTCTTCGAGATCAATTGCGTAAAGCAGACTCGATCATATCGAGAATACGAGAACTGAAAGGAACTGCCAGTGATCGAGATGTAAGGATGTTGAGAGGAATGGCTAGTGGTCTCGGAAAGAATCGTGAAGCGAATGCACGCATACTGTCAAAGATGTCGGAGGCTGCTGGACTGGAGGTGCACAAGGCTAAAGGTGGTCTCGCCAGAGCCGCTGGTGACAAGCATACGCACCCGAAGGGTCGCGGTCGCAAACCGTACACCGGTTACAACGAACAGCCGGGAGGCAGCAAAGTCGAAGACGCGAGGTACATGAAAGGAAAAAAGTAGGAATGGCGCGAGGAGGTTCCGTTGAGAAGGTAGCTCGTCGCGTCGCGGAGAAAGTGATGGATCGTCACGTCAAGGCACCACGCCCGCGTGGACATGCAACGAAGCCCCGTGGGGGTCGTAGCAGAGTGAGAGGAGGCGGCTACTAATGCCAACAACTGAGACAGTCGGTTCGACCGTCTTTTCGAATCAGCAGATCATTGATCATGCTTTTCGTCGCTGCAAGTTGGTCGAACAGCAGATCACGGGGGAACACATAACGATTGCTCTCGATCTGCTGTGGTTGTTCACGCAGACGTTGGTTAACAAAGGCATCAAGCTGTGGAATGTAGATCCTATTATTCTGCCGATCTACTGGCGTCAGGCAACTGTTCCCTGTCCTGTCGGTACCGTGGATACGTATACCATCAACCTGCGCAACTTAAACAGGGTGACGGGAGATGCCACGGCTACGGAGGGTATTGCTGACAATGCATTCGATAGTGATCTGACCACGGCATGCACACAGGTAGCTGCTGCCGGGTCAATTACCATGGACTTGGGTACCGATGGTGCTACTGCGCTCTTTACCTTCGGCATCATGCCCAACGTCTCCGGGACGTGGGATTACGTGATCGAGGCATCGAATGATAACTTCGTCACGGCTACACCTTTCATTACGAAGACAGGACAGGAAGTGGTTGCGAACAACTGGCTCTGGGAGGATGTTCAGGCACCACGAGTTGGAGTTACAGAGTTCCAGTACTGGCGATTACGTGCAACGGGTACCACGGTACTTGATGTCATCGAGCTGTTCTATGGGAACAAGCCAAATGAGATTCCGATGTACAAGCTCAATCGGAATGATTATGCGAACTTGCCTGATAAGTTCAGTACTGGGCGACCGACGCAGTTCTGGTATGACAAAAGACGCACGCAACCAGAGATAGAACTCTGGCCGAATCCCGGAGAGGAATTCACGTTTAATCAGGTTACAGGTTTCGTGCAACGGCAATTGGAAGACGTCGGTGTGATGACGGATGAACTGGAGGTCCCTGATCGTTGGTACCTTGCCATCGTGTGTAACTTGGCATCGGAATTGGGCAGAGAATTGAAAGAGGTGGACGAGGTGATTGTCCCTCGACTGGACCTAGATGCACAAAAGTATTTGACGGACGCATGGACAGGTGAGACCGACGAGTCGGAAGCTTACCTGCGTCCCAACATATCACCTTACACGAGGTAGTCATGCCAGTATTTTTAGATCCAACTGGGAACACGACTTACGGCATCGGGATTTGTCAGCGTTGCTCACGGAAGTTTTTCCTGCACGAGCTTCATTCAGATCCGAATACCCCCGGTTTGAAAGTTTGTATCGACGATCTTGATGACTACGATCCGTATCGTCTGGCTCCGCGTCAGGCAGATCGGATTACGTTACCGTTCTATCGACCTGATGAGGATCTGACGGCTGGGGGACCGAATCCAAATCCAATTTCCCTGTTCGGTGTTCGAGATGCTCCTGGTGAAAGTCCACGTGAAACGGAAGACGGAAGGTTACGCGTGCTTGAGGATGCGACTGTGAACCAGCACGAGGTAGATCCTGATGCCTAATATAAAAATTTCAGATCTACAATCGATCTCATTACCCATTGATGGCGCTAATACTTTTTTTGAAGCGCAAACAATTGAGGCCGGGGAAGACGTCAGTCGGAAAGCTTCTTTAGATACTCTGTTTGCAGGTTTCGGACTGGATGCGTCGTTCGTCACGGTGACAGCGAATGCATCGCTGCCGAACGAGCGAGTACTGGATGGCGGCCTGGGTATTGGCATCGTCGATGGTGGTGCAGGTAGCACGATCACAGTCAATATGCCGTCTGGTTCTGCTAACGATCTTCTGTTTTTCTCCGGTGGAGTTTGGGCAGCGACTGCCGGTGGTCTCACTTGGGATGGCTCTACACTCGCAACGAGCAATGCTGCGGGACCTGCTTTTGTCGATGAAGCTGCTTCTGGAGCTAATCCAACACTGATCCCTGATAGATCAAATATGAGCACAGGTATCGGTCATGGTGCGGGGAACCGATCTCTCTCAGTAATTCTTCAGACCGTAGAAGCATTACGGATGACATCAACTCTCGGCGGAGAGATCCTCTTCAAGCCGATACCTGAAGTCGGAAAGACTGCTCAAGCCGGAGGGGGACAGGGAGGTGCGTTCCCAATCCGTGAGTCTTATTCTGTCTTCTCCACAGTCGCCAGTTCTGGTGACAGTGCGATCCTTCCCGGTGGTGGGATTGTTTCTGCTGAGTTAGGAACTTACGTCTACGTCAAGAACGATGGCGCAAATGACATGGACGTGTTCCCGAATGTTGGAGGTACGATTACTCCTCTAGCACTCAACGCTGCGTTCAATTTACCTGCAGGTCAGGGCGCATTCTTCATGGTCACAGCCAGTAATTCAGTCTGGACTGTAATGCTCCAGGAAGGGTCTGGTGGTGTGTCATTCCCGTTGCTAGCTCCTGATGGAACAGTTGGCGCACCGTCGTATTCATTTGCAAATGATTCAGACACAGGTTGGTACAGGACTACATCAGGGGCTTGGATTTTCACCAGTAATGGTGCGAATCATTGGCAACTCTCAGATACAGCAATGGGAGCATCCGGTGTTGACGGTGCTTTCTTCCTGCATCAAGCACCCACCGACGTTATTCCCAGCATTGTCCCCAGAACGACTGACCTAGATACCGGTATTGGTTCTAATGCCGTCGATGAACTTTCTCTAATTACTGGCGGAGTTGAGGCTGTCCGACTCACAGAAGTTGGTGGTTCAATACAAATTCTATTGCCATCAGAAGATGATGCAGTCACGCCGACGCTTGCATTCGGTGACGGTGACAGTGGTTTCTATGAAGAAGTCGATGACACGATTGCTGTTGCACTGGTTGGTGCAAAGGAATTTGAATTCGCACCGACCGGTGATCCGCAGTTCGGTGACGTGGAACTGCTCACAAACCAAGATGGTCCTGACGCTTCTACGACATTCACTGAGCAATCGACCAATGCTGCTGTTGCGACATTTGTCGGCAACGCACAGCTCGACACCGCACAGTTCAAGTTCGGCACTGCATCATTACTGTTGGACGGTTCTGGTGACTATCAGCACTATCCTGACAATGCTGCCTACGTTATCGGATCTAATCTTTTCACGATAGAAGGATTTGTAAGATTCGATTCATTGCCAGCAGTTGGCGGCGAAATGACAATGGTCTCTCAGTGGGTCATTGGTGGTGGCGCTGATCGGGCATTCGCTGTCAGTCTTATTCAGGATGGTCTTGATTACAGAATAAGATTTGAGTCCGAAGGTGGAGTGGGTGTTTTTGAACAAGGTGGTCTTGGTGGCGCACCGAACCTAAATCAGTGGTATCACTTTGCTGCACAGAGATCGGCAGGCGACACACTTAGCATCTGGTGGGATGGTGTACTTGAGTTTGAAGCTGGTGGCATCTTCACAGGTTCGACAATAAATGACTCAACTACAACTCTAAAACTCGGCACGTTAGATCCGACTGGCGGTGCTAACGCAGCCTTTGTTGATGGCTGGATTGACGAAGTACGCATCACGATAGGTTCGACACGTTACACACCGGGTGGAGCTATCACAGTACCCACATCAGCTTTCCCAACTAATAGCGGAGAGTTCACTGGAGCCGCTGTTGGTGCCGGTAAGCTCTTTAACCAAGTAGGAAGTCTCACTAGTCCTACGCTGGTTCCGAGAAACGATGACGATGACACCGGTATCGGTGGCGACGGACTCGACGGAATTTCTGTCATTGCAGGGGGAGTTGAAGGTGTTAGATACGCAGAAGCATCGAGTCAGATCACTCAGAAAAGTGCAAACCACGTTGGCTTGACTGCCAGCGTTACCCAGACCCAGGCCGGAGGACTCGCACTACTCAGTTCGTACAATGAAATTGCAACAGTCGCAACTACGGGTGACGCGTTAACTGCCTTCGCGGTCGAAGAAGGTAGTCGTTTGCTTGTCGTTAACAATGGTGCCAATGATCTGCAGCTGTTCCCAGACGTGGGGGATAACTTTGGTGCGGGTGTTGACACTGCCATCACGATTGCGGCTGGAGAGACGGGTATCTTCTTGGGCCGCGATGGGATTAATTGGGACACGATCTCTACTGCTGCCTCTGGTGCTGGCACTGGCGTTGTATACAAATTTAAAGCAGTAAGCACCGGCAGAGCTAATGACACAGTACTGTCAGATGACCCGGAGCTGTTTGGCTGGACTATAGAAGAGGATGAGGAGTATGCAATTGAAGGAGTCCTCTCTTACTCGCAGGCAGGAGGGGATCTCAAATTAACATTTCAGGCTAGTACCCTTCTACAGAATTCGTGGTTTACCTATGCTGCTTATCCGCAGGGGAGTGATCAGGATGTAGTTTCTGCCACCGACAGCTTCTTGAACCTGCGAATTATCACGACCATTCCTGATACTGGCAGCAATACCATAACGATTCATGGGTATTGCAAAGGTCCGGTCTCAGGAAATTCCATCGTTGATATGCAGTGGGCGCAGAATACGAGTGATCCCGACGACACAACCATTGGGTCTGGGTCGTGGATAAGATTTGAAAAGATCAGCGCAGCTGGAGGCGGAGGTGGTGGTGGTGTTTCCTTCCCATTGCTCGCGCCGGATGGGTCTGCTGCCGCTCCTTCGTACAGTTTCTCCACCGATAGCAGCACTGGACTCTACTTAGAATCAGCTGCAAACATGAATGTGACGGTCAACGGTATCAACCGTTGGGAGTTCGGTACAGCTCTGGGCGGAACACTTGCGGCTGCTATCGCTAGCGGTCCACTACTGATCAATAGAGCTTCTACGGCAGCATTTCCAAACATCTGTCCAGACAGAGCCGACTCAGCTAGCGGCATGGGATACAACGCTAGTGGACCTGCACTCCTCGCTAACGGAGTGAGAGCGGTCAGTTACAAAGCCACGGGTGGATTTGAGACTGCACAGATCAATGACGCCGATGTTGGTCTTACTGCGTCTACGACCCAGACGCAGGGTAATGGCGCACTCACTAATTCGTACAATGAAATTACTATCGTCGCGAATATCGATGACACAGTGACTGCCCCACCTGTTGAGGAAGGTCACAGGCTCATCGTTATCAATAATGGGATTAGGCGGATGCAGCTCTTTCCGGCATCCGGAGATAACATTGGTGCCGGTGTTGACACAGCGATCAAAGTTGCAGCTGGAGAAAGTGCTGTCTTCTTTGGGATTGATGCCACGAATTGGAGCAGGCTTCAGGAAAGTAATGTTGCAACTGCCGTTACCACAGCTACTCAGACAGTAACCAATAGCACCGTCAGTGTTGCCAGCACGGGAGGACTGGCTAACGTCCGAGGACCAGGAAAATTCGCGAAGTACAGAATAGACTTGTTGCTGTACATCAACGGTAATGGCGGAGGGGGTGGCTTCCGTTACGACATTGATATCTCTGCGGGTAGTGAGACCGGGACGCTCCGACTCTCAGAAACTTTTGATGCTACGAGTGCGATAGGTGTTGACGTAGGTCAGACATCAGGTGATACGTTACTTAACGGCACGTTATTCCCCGCTACTACAGAGTTGCTGAGGGTCACATACACTCTCAGCTTGGCAAGTACTACTCCTGTTCAAGCAGATTTTACCTTCCAGTTCGCACAGCAATCAGCCAATGCGTCAGGTGTGACGCTTGGGACACAGAGCCACATGATTATCACTGGCTTAGAAACGTAAAGGAGAAAAAAAATGGCAAAGACAGAAATAACTGTAGGTCAGGTTCAACTGGCTGCACAGGCCGGAGCAGATCTTCTGAAGACCGACGATCTACCCGTTCCAATGAAAATTGCCAAGAACGGCATCTTGGGAGTTCTGGAAGGAGTATTACAGGCACTCGCAGCAGGTGAAGTGATACTGATGCATGTGCCGCAGGAAATGAAGGCACCGCAGACTCCGGCTGGGGAACCAAATAAGGAAGTGGCGGATGCGGTTGCAGCTGCTGTGGACTCGTCGGGGAATTCTGGTGACGCTCCGGATGCGGAGCAAGCGGAGGGATAAGATGGCAAGCAAGGCCGAAGTCAAAGAGGCAGGGATTCGAATAGGTGTTAATCAAATTATCACCTACGCGGGCCTCGTGCCCATCTTCTGGTTCATTATCCAGCCCATCCTTGTGGATGCATTGGCTGAAGAGATGCAACAGTCAATTGAACAGACAGTTGCGAAACAAGTGGACCCGATTAACAGTGCTTTCGTCGCCTTGCTGCAACGGGACATCAACGCCACGAAAAAGGATATCGCGGCGTTGAAGTTCCGGCAACGACAGGATGAAGACTGGACAGCAGTTGACGCAGAGTATCTGGCAGATTTGGAGATTCAATTAGCTGCGCTGGAGGAAGCGAAAGCAGCCCTTATAGCGGACAACACAAGCTAATGAATCTGACGCTTGAGAGATTCAGTTATGCATCATCGGAAACTGAGGGTGTTCTTAGTGTTGGCGATTTTCATCTGGCTACTATTGAACGTCCGTGGGTGCATTGGGATGCTCGTGGAGGAAAGCCGTTCGAGTCCTGTATTCCGGACGGGGAATACCTACTTGACCCTTGGACACGACCGAACAGGGGTGAAGTATATATTTTGTCGAACCCGGAACTGGGGGTGTACAGATTAAAGGATGACAGGCCGCGTGGATTCGGTCGTTATCTTGTGCTCATCCATGTTGCGAATTACGTGGGAGACATTGTTGGCTGTGTCGGACCTGGAACTCGGCGCACTGTAATGAAGAATCGCAAAACAGGAAAATACGAACGTGCAGTTGCAAGCAGTGGTGAAGCAATGAGAATCATCACTGAGCAATTAGGGCGGGAGGAGACTCATCGTCTGACAATCAGTTCCAAGTGTGGAACAGGAGAGTAAGAGATGAATACAATCGTTGGAGCATTTGTTGCGACCATCATTGCCATACTGACGGCAGCATTGGCGCTATTGAGTGGACCGGACATTACGTCTTTGAGTGATATCACTCCGCTTCAGTGGACTATTCTGGTCATTGGTGGCGCGATCACATTCTTTAAAGACTTCCAAGCGATTTCCGCCCGACGTTTGGTGAATAAAGTCACAGGCACGGGTGATGGAGGTATTTAGTATGAACTACGTAACCGTAGGAGTGCGTCAGTTTCAGACGTTCTACCTACTCGCAATCATGCTCTTGCTGCAAGCATGTGCAGGAGCGAATCCGATTGCGAAGGCAGAAACGACTGAACAGAGAGCGTTCGCAACGTACGGCACGTTCGTGATCATCGAGGAGCAAGCTGCAAAGCTTGTCTCCAGCGGACAGATCTCGGACAGTGCTGTGCGTGCTATCGCACGTGCAGATTCACAAGTGAAGTCAGTGGCAGATTCCCTGCTAGATGCGACGCTCGAATTCACAGTGATTCGGGCGGAGTTTGAAGCCGGTGACACCGGGGAGGAGCGATTCGTCAGAGCCATGAATGAGTTAAACGGCTGGGTCGAACGAGCGAGACCTCTGATCGCTAACTTAATATCCGCTGTGAAAGGAGCTGAGTGATGGGAATTGTAGAACTCGCCTTAGTGGCGATAAAAGGTCTGTCCGTGGTTCTGAACAACCCGGCACTCGGCGGAGGCAGTAGCGTAAAGCTGGATCAGGCTTCCGAGTTGCTCGCATTACTGGGCGAACTGTTGACGCGTGGTGATGAAGCTCACGATGAGCTTGTTGCGTTCACGAAGGTCGTGGAGGGTATGGCAGCAGAGGGACGGCAACCTAACAAGGTGGAGTGGGACGCTCTCCGTGGTCGAAGTGACGCTGCTCATTCCATCATCCAGGAAGCTGCTGCTGCAATCGAGGAAGAAGAGACGGAACAAGTTTTCCTTGAGGAGCTGACCAAGGCTGAGTTGTTAGAGCAGGCAGAAAGGGATGGAATCTCGGTTCCTGCTTCTGCAACGAAGGCTCAGATCATCGAACTGCTTGAGGCTGTCGAGGAGTAATCCATGGCTGTCTCGATGACATTCGACTCGCTTCTGGAGGATATGCGTAAGTATCTGGAGCGAGGTACATCTGTCGATGAGTCTGTATTCGAGCAACTCCCCAGCCTGATTAATTTGGCTGAGCGAGAGCTGGCGAACCGGTTGAAAATCCTGGGATTTGTAAAGGTCGTCACAGATACGTTTGGTGTCGGGCAGTCAGTGGTACCGAAGCCTGATCGATGGCGTGACACGATTTCGATTAACTTCGGCGTGGGAACGACGCAGGTTCGGACACCCCTGTTTGCACGTTCCTACGAATACTGTCGGCGTTATTGGCCGGATGAAGATCTCACAGACCAGCCCAAGTTTTACGCGGACTATGATTACTTCAACTGGCTGATCGCACCGTCAGCTGACCTTGCGTATCCATTCGAGGTCAACTACTGGGAGTTGCCTGCGCTACTAGACAGTACAAATCAAACGAACTGGACGACGGACTTTGCCCCGAACTCCATACTTCATGGTGCGCTGTTGCAGGCGACTCCCTTTTTGAAAAATGATGAACGCATTCCTACATGGGAAAAAATTTACGAGAAGGATGTGGCAATACTCGAGGCGCAAGACATGAAACGCATCATTGATCGGAACGTTACGAGGGAGGCTGTCTAATGTCTTACACCGATGTCTTTGGCGGAGAACTACTCTTCCCTTCGCAGCTTAGTTATCTCGCCATCACTACGGCTGTTGACGTCACACTGCAGTGGCCGACTGAGCAACAAATCACGGGCGGCAATGTGGTTGCAGACGTCATGGACATCGACGCCACAGCTGGTGGGCTCAACATCGATATGCCCGATGCGAGGAACACCTCGACAGGCAACAAAGCGACGTTCAACAACGTGGGGAGTAATGTCTTCACGGTACGGGACAACACCGGAGGTACCATCCAAAGCGTACAACCCGGTGAGCAATGGGTCGTTGTCCTGACTGACAACTCAACCCAAGCAGGTCTGTGGAGCACGTTCCAACTGGGAGGCAATGCAGCTACGCAAGCATCTGCTTCTGCACTGGCAGGTGCTGGGCTTAGAGCTAACGGTCAGATGCTTGACCAGATTATCGACTCCGACGTCGAGGCCTCGACACCGATCACTGTTGTCGATGGTGACAGAGCGAAATGCCTGATCTATACCGGTGGAGCGGGACAAGCTGACTTGCCCAGCGCGGGTACTGTTGGCAATAACTGGTTCTTCATGTTGCGGAACTCTGGTTCCGGCACACTGAACATTGTCCCACCGTCTGGCAATATCGACGGCAGTTCGAACATCAATTTAGATCCGAATAGCAGTACGTTTATCTTCACTGATGGCACGGACTATTTCACCATTGGTCTCACGGCTGCTTCGACTATTGCATTCGACTTTGTTTCCATCCCTATCCCAGGATCTGGAGACTTTGTACTTTCCGGAGCAAATCTCAATCGAATTGCTTATCGCTTCACAGGTGCACTGACCGGTGATCGCAAGGTAGTCGTTCCTGACACCACGCAGCAGTACTGGTGTGACAACCAGACGACAGGTGCTTTTGTTCTGTCGATTGGGACAAATGCGCAGGGGTCACCTCCGACTTTAGATCCGGGAACGACTGCAATTTTCTACGCCAACGCAGTAGAGGTGATCGATGCAGTTAACGCTGTCAGTGTCTCCTTCCCAATTTTAATCAGTCAGGGAGGAACAGGGGCGACGAATGCGGCGGACGCACGCACTAATTTGGATGTCCCGCAGACAGCAGACGTCGTACCTGTTACCCGGTTAGTCGATTCTGGCGCGGGCATGACTGGAGGGGGAGCCCTCAGCGGTGATCTGACGCTCGATATCGGACAAGGGGATGGCATTGCAGTCAACGCCGATGACATAGAAGTAGACATCCCCAGCCTGACACAAGCGGCTGAATTCAATTACGACAACGATGACTTCATGATATTTGACTCCAGTGCGGGGGCTCTCAGGAAGGTACGAGGAAATGTGTTTGCCAGTCGGATGGTGATGCTAGCAAGTCCAGTCGTTATATCCACCGGAGGAGATGACGTTTGGACGACAATTACAGATGCGTCTTTGACTGGACCTGATGCATCCATTGCCATCATCCGAGGGTGGGCTCAGATAGCTCCGACTGCTTCCGCCTTCGCCCAGCAAGTTATGCACCTCAGAGAAACAGGGAGCGCAATAGCAAAAGCTACCAGCAACAGATTTGTGGCTGCATCAGCAGAGGATTCTGGTGGACTCGGTGCATCCTCAGATACGAACGATGCTTTTGTGAGCCTTAATGCCAACAACCAATTCGATATTTTACAGGATCAAGTTGGTGTAGGTACCCAAGCACATCAAGCGTGGATTATAGGATACGTAATTAATTAAGTCATGGCTGCTCAACCTGCACTTTTGCAATCGAAGCCCGGTATTAAACGGGACAGTACTCGTTTTGATAATGAGCACTACACCGACGGTCGTTGGTGCAGATTTCAACGTGGCAAGCCAAAGAAGATGGGCGGCTACCAGCAGGTGACTGACACCGTGCCGGAGATCACACGCGGCATGAGCAGTTTTTCAGAGGACAACACTCAGTTCCTGCATCTGGGGCACCCCGAGAGTATCGGACAGTACCGAGTTTCGAACGGTACGTTGAGCATCTTCAACGACCGCACTCCTGCAGGTTTTCCAACAGGGCTTGAAATGCTGTGGCAGATGGATGTCTTCGCTGACACGGCAGGCACCGGCAATCATCTCCTGGTTGCACATGCAGCACCGAACTCACTCGACATCGATAACTCTATTGGTGGTGACATTTACATTGACACGCTCACTGCAGGGACAATCCTCTCTACGACGGGACTGAACACCGATGGAACTGTTGGTTGGAACACTGGTACGTTCGGACCCCCAAGTGGTGGCATCGTCGTTAGTGGTGTTTACATGTTCGCGTACGGCAGTGACGGCATCGTTCGACAATCAGCAGTCAACGACTTGAGTGGGCTACCAGTCGAGTTCAATCTGGGCACGCAGAAGATCGTCAAGGGACTTCCACTTCGAGGTGCAGGTCAGGGTCCTGCAGTTTTGCTATGGGGACTGGACTCACTCATCCGGGGGACCTTCACACCCGGTGGAGCGAACGACTTTGCTTTCGATATCGTTGCCAGAGGTATCACAGTTTTGAGTTCACAGGGCATCGTCGAGATGGACGGCATTTACTATTGGCCCGGAGTTGATCGTTGGCTCCTGTTCAACGGTGTCGTGCGAGAGATTCCTAACGATATGAATCAAAACTTTTTCTTCGACAATATTAACTTCAGCCATCGGAACAAAGTTTTTGGCTTTAAAGTACCACGTTACGGTGAGATCTGGTGGTGCTATCCGCGTGGACGTGCAACTGAATGCACCCACGCAGTAGTCTTCAATGTGAGAGAAGGTTATTGGTACGACACACCGTTACCCGATTCTGACACTGTCGATCAGGGACGCACAGCGGGTGTCTTTGCTGATGTATACCAACGTCCGTTCATGGTGGATAACGAGGTGACTTCAAATGGTCGTACACTGTGGCAGCACGAGACGGCATTCGACAAGATCCGTCTGTCGGAGATCAGTGCTGTTCAGTCCTTCTTCGAAACCTCTGAGATGAACCTGCTAGATACTGGACAGAGTACCCAATCGATTCGGTGTGCCAGAATCGAGCCTGACTTCGTGCAAATTGGCGACATGACTGTGACTATGAAGGGACGTGCTAACGCTAAGTCTGCTTTGACAGACGTAACGCCAACGGCAACTATCTTTGAGTCGCCTGCCTCGCCTGCGGAAGAGACCGTGAAGTTCAAGGATATAAGACGGTTGCTGAGTTTCAGGTTTGAGTCGAACACGGCAGGTGGCAATTACGAGTTGGGTAAGACTTTCGCACACATCGAACCTGCGGATGGAAGGGTTGAGTCATGAGCGTCATCAACCCTAAAGGCTTCAATAACGTCATCGAGTGGGCGGATTTCATGACTGGACAACTGGGTTTCTTTACAGACCCTGTGTCCGGAACAGACGATCAATACGAACGTTTGGACGATGAATCGAAGTGGCAGGACTGGGCTATGGGTGTGTTCGGAGGGGTAGACCCTCTTGGACAGGACGCACCTGATCCATTTGCATATGATGACTGGCGCGAGTGGGCTGAACGGCTCTTCGCAACTTCAAATTTTACAGGATAGAGCGATGGCAAACGGTAACAGAACACGAGGTCAGGAACTGGTTGGTCAGGGACGGATGCTCGCAGGTGTATCCCGTGGAGAAGGCATGGCAGCGCTCGATCCTAATCAAGCCAGACTAGCAGCTGGAGCAGAGTCTGCTCGACGTATGATGGAAGGGACGATGATGCAAAACAGAGGCAGACCAAATCCATATTCCGACGTTGGACGTTACACAAGGACAGGGAGACTCCCGCCGCAGCGAGGAACAACTGCATCTCAGCAAGAGATGGCAGCACAGATCCAACCGAAGGGTGGTCTGGCTCAGATGATGAAGGCGAAGGGCGCAGACAAATCCATGGTCAAGGCAGTGCAGCAGATTGAAGATACGCCGGGGGGCAAGGAGTTGCTCTATACCAAGGCAGCTGAAGAGCTGATGCAGTTCCAGGGTATGCCGAAGAAAGATACCAAGAAGATTCGTCTCTACAAATACGGTGGTTCGGTCGAACGAGCCTACGCTGAAGGTGGCAAGGTCAAGGCTGCAGCAGAGCGGACACGCAGTGCGGGACGTGGTGAAGACGAGATGTTAGTCCACATGACTGAGGAAGAGTTTGGTGTTCTCAAAAATATGTGGGGTGAACCTGACGTCAACCCAAACACGGGCATGCCTGAGTACGGCTTCCTGAGCAAGATCTGGAAGAAGGTCAAGAAAGTTGTGAAGAAGGTCGTGTCGTCGAAGATCTTTCAAGTCATTGCGCCTATCGCACTTTCAATCTTTGCACCGGGTCTCGGTACTGCTATCGGTGGCATGCTCACGGGAGGTGGTTCGGGCCTAGTTGCCAGTACCATCGGCAACGCAGTGCTTCAGGGCGGACTGAGCGCAGCTGGTGGTGGTGACTTCGTGAAGGGAGCACTCTCCGGTGCGATCACAGGTGGTCTCGGTAAGGTTGCAGGCGGCAAGCTTGCCGACGTTCTTCCCGGAGTGTCAG